CCTGCTGCCATTTGCGGAACTGAACCTCTGCCTTCTAAATCTTCCGTCATACCTGCTGCTCGGCTTCTTACTACCCCGGCTAATGCGATTGCTGCTACCCCTGCTGCTATCGCTCCAGCAGGAGTAAGAACCGCTGTTATAGCTAACCTTGCCAACCCAGATGCAATAGCCATTCTTCCAAGTTGTTCTAATATATCTGCAAAGGTTTCAAGTACCCCTACCATCAATTGATCCGTTTCTTTTATCCCGCTAATCATTTTTCCAATCCCTTCAGCAAAACTGGTTACTGCATCAGTCATTGCCCGGGCTATAATTCTTGAAAAATCAACCATGTCTTCCCCAGCTCCTTCTAACTCCTCTTCTAACCTTGCAATCTCATTCCTTAACATCGCTACTACTTCCTCAGCCCCTTTCAGATGCATAAACTCTTCAACTAATTTCTCTAACATTCTTATAGTCTTTTCCAACTGTTCTTCTGCCAAGTCCATTTCATCCCCTGCAATTTCCCCTAATATTTCATACTTCTCCGCCAACTGATCCATTCCCTCCTGGTATTGATCCAAGAACTCAAGTAATTCTGGGTGGATTTCCTCTGAAGGCAATACCTCAACTGTATCAGCTCCTATCGTTTGCATCCTCTCCATTGCATCTCCTGTTTCTATTATGACATCCATTAATCTTTGCCAAGACTTTTCGATATCAATCATCCCTTCCTCATCAAAAACAAACTTAAAATCATCTGGAATTTGATCTTTGTGCTCTATAAAGGCATCCACCATTTTGCCCAATTCCTCCTGCTGTTTTTCTATTTTATCAACCCTCATAGAAGCTTGGAATAACTCTTGAGCAGTGGTGGCTTCTTTCATAGCATCTCTGGCATCTTTCAATTTATTGTCCAGAATTTCCATGACACCAACCAATTTATCTGTCTCATCCTGGAAATCTCCTGTAATATCATCTGCATCACTCATCATATCCTTATATTTTTCCCAAGCACTTTCAGCCTCGCCTGCTGCTTGTTCTGACGTTCGTGCTATTCCCGCAATAGCGTTTATCTCTTCATCTATTGCATCTATTTCCTCTTGTCTTCTTTTATCGGCCAAATCTCTATAATCTTCCACTGAATCCTTCATTGTATCTGTTATATTATACATATTTCCAGTGGCTACATTTCCTAAAGTTTTGAATCCATGCCCAATCTTATCTAAGGTACTTACCTGTTCATCTGCACTTTGTTGAGCGATCTTTATACGTTCCTTATGCAATTCAGTCAACATGTCTTTGGCAGCGGCTGCCTTAGCTTGTTTCATTATAGCCTCTGTATGAGCCTCAGTGGCTTCTTTAGCGAGCTCCTCCCCTAAAATAGTCCTCTTGAGTATATCCTCTTGTTCTGGGAATTGGTCGATTAAATCCTGGCGGGCTTGTTCATATTCCTTACTGGAAGATTCAGCATCATTCAATGTGTCTACTAAGTCAGTAACCCCTTCCTTTTCATCTTTGAGATTGTTTATGTACTCCTCCTGAGCATCCCTAAGATCCACTACAAAACCTGTACCTGTTTCAAGATGACCGAAATATTCTTCTGATACATTGGATAACTTATCTATATAATCTGCTTGTTTATCCACATCGTACAGATATCTTTCCGCAACACTTGTCAATGCTTTTAACTCTGCTTTCTCTTCTCTAATAGAAGAGGTATAATTCTGATGCCATTGATTGACTTTTTTAAGATTAACCTCTGTTAGTTCAAGATGCCCAAAATGTTCTTCACTAACCCTGTTCAAATCCCTTAGAGCCTGTTTCCTCTCTTCATGGGATCTTGTTTCATCTTGGGCAGCAGCTATAAGTCTCGCTACTTCTGCCCTTTCTTCTGCCACCATTTCTGTAGCTCTTTCCGTAACCTCATTTAAAGCTCGTTGACTACCAGAAACTTGCTGATTAGCTTGATGCCATCTATATAGAGCATATCCAACTGCCATTACCGCTGCTGCGATGGCAGTTATCGGGTTGAGATATGCCGCCTTACCTAATGCCATTAATGATGTCCGAGTAGCTGCTATTGCTGCAGGAATATTAGTACTAAACCATAATGCAAGCCCTTTCAAAGCAAGAATACCTTTTCCGGCCAAGATACTTAATGTCCCTAATGCCATCAGAAGCGGTCCAATTGCTGCAACCGCCGCTCCTATTGCAGTGATCCAAGCTAATGTATTTTTATTGATATCTCCTATCCTACGAAGCAGCCCGGTTATTTTTTGCGTCAGGTTTGTGGCATGTTCTAACAATCCTGATTCAGCAATAGCAATCTGTACCTCTGCAAAAGCTGAGCGTAACTCTTTCAACGCCCCCATCAACCCTTCCATTTGCTTATCGGCAACTTCACTGGCTGTTCCTGCTGAATCTTCCAACTCTCCAGTATATTCCCGGAGAGCATCTGAACCTTCTTCCAACAATATAGCCATGCCCGGCCCTGCTCTTGCCCCTAACTCTTCAATTATTTCAGTAGTTTTCAATCCTGAATCCTCAATCTCCTCTAATATTCCAGCCATGGACTTCATATTGCCTTCAGCATCATATATACTCAATCCCAGATTATCCGCCTTATCTGCTAATTGGAGAAGCGACTGCATTACTGTCCTACCAGCCCTACCAGCTTTAAGACCAGCGTCACTCAAGAATCCAATTGCGGCGGCGGTTTCTTCAATTGCTATACCATATGTATTAGCCACCGGGGCTGCATAAGACATTCCTTGTCCTAACATTTCAAGAGTAGTATTAGCCGTAGTGAAAGTCTTTGCCATCACATCTGCTACTCTCGCAGTTTCTTCCGCTTCTAACCCAAACCCTTGCATAGTATCCGAAACAATATCTGCAGATCTACCCAAATCCATTTGTCCTGCCGCGGCTAAGTCCAATGTGGCAGGCAGAGCTTCCATCATTTCATTCACCTCAAACCCTGCCATCGCCAGGTAAGACATACCTTCCGCTGCTTCTGTTGCTGAAAACATTGTAGTAGCTCCTAGATCCCTGGCTAACTCTTCCAATCCTTTCAAATCATCTCCTGTAGCCTGGCTAATCGCTTCCACCTTTTTCATACCAGCTTCAAATTCCCCGGCTGTCTTCAATGCCATAGCTCCAAAACCTGCTAAAGGCAAAGTCAAATACATGGACATCTGTTTGCCTGTGCGTTGCATTTGTTTACCAGTCCTCTGCAAGCTGCCTGCAAACTCATCCATTCGGCTTTCAGCCCGGGACAAACCTTGATCCAATCCCCTTGTATCAAGCCCTAATGAAGCTGTTAACGTTCCTATATTCATTCTATATTCCTTTTACGTCTTGGTTTCACCCGATTTTTGGGCACTATTTTAGAAGGTTTATTTTTCTTGTCCCCTCCAAAAGCACGAGCGATGGCGTGTACTGCTTGTTCCATTTCTTCCATCGTCTGCTCCTTAGGCTCATTATATTCTTGTTCTAATTCCTGCTCACCCCATTTGAATAAGAAATCATCTACCTTTGACATCTTAGCCCCTTTCTTACCCCATACTGATTTGGCAATATTCGTTACAACCGTTGCCAAAAATGATGCCCTAAAATCTGATCTCCACTCCCCAATGGGTTCCAATTGATTAAAAGCCTCCCACTCACTTAATTGCGTGGAAGTTAATTCCTGCAATAAGTAATCAGGATGAGAATAACCTAATTCTCTGCAGAGGCGGAACTGGAATCGGCGCCCGGGGCGCCTCCAGAGTTTTTTACTAACTCCTCCTTATCTTCTTCACTTATGTTATTGATTTTTTGTGCTGTATTGACAATCTTTTCCAACCTATAGGCACTCATCGAAGTGCTTAGCTTTTCAAAATCTCCGGGCTTCAATAATGAATCCCCTTTTTCATCACAAATCACATTCACTGCCAATTTGGAACGGAAGTTATCTAATTTGGTCTCATAGTCTAGCTTCCCTTTCTTGTTAGTGAATTTGTGAATTAATGATTGTTCAAAATTATCCCTTTCTTTGCCTGTCATTTGGCGAACGAATACATATTCACCGTTCCCTAAATCAACCTTGCGGATTTCAAGGTCTTCTTTCTGTAATAATCTTTCTCTGTTTAATAGTGTCATGATTAATATATTGATTAAATAAAATAAATCCTTGATTAGGATTAATGGATTATTGATTAAGATGTGTGATCCACAATATCAACCTTGCCACTGATCTTAATAGTTACGTCGCAAGTAATTGCGTCGTCAACCACGATTTCCAATGGCAATTCAGTTACCAACCCTTCAAATTCTAACCCTGTGTTATCGGCGTTGGGAATAGCGATCTGGTATTGTTTCACTGAGTCATCCTCAAAATCCTCTTTCATTGTTTCATACGTATCATGGACGAAGTTCATCGTAAATGAAACATCTCCAGCATCTCGTATAGCTGCAATGAATTCCCTGTAACCCTCCTCTGACCCGAGAGTGGTTACATCAATTGTTTCGCGAGACATGTTTGGTCCTGAGATGGATTTCACTTCAGCAATCTCTTCAAAATCTGCTGGGGATGATTCCTCATTCCATCTACGGAATTTTACACCTACGCCTGAAATAGCATTACTCATAATATTACCTCCTTCTGCGTTCTGTTTCTAAGTTCATTACTATTATTATTTTGCCTTGTTTATCTTTGCCAATAGAAGTTGGATCACTGGTATGGGTAAATCTTACATAATAAGTTCCATTCCACTCCTGCCCTCTTGCTTGATCCAATACTTCACTTATTTCCTGTACCGTTTTCCAACCTGCTTCATAGCTATAATCTTTTATTCTTATCTGCACCGCTGGAATTTCATAAGTAGTTCCGTCCAACGTAAAACTAATGTTATTCGGAACTCCATCATATACTGTCACAGTAGGATCAATAACAGCAGGTTCTTTGCTCACGAATAAATTATTATCCATATTTTCTTCTAATATAGTAGTTACATCAACGGCTGGACTATTCATTTTTACTATGTTTTTAATAGGTTTCTATTAACTTTCTTTCCTTTTTAGTATATATATATTCCTAAACAAAAATCCTTTGTTTAAACCCCCTTAAATCTATTTAAATGCTGCTGAGTTTGCTATCTCCTGCAACACTTCCCTTTGATTTCTTTTTATCGCCTTTTCCAAGAACTTAACTTCTGCCGTTGGCCGTTGGAAATCAGTATCTTCAGGAGCTTCATGAACGAAGATGGCATAATTCGCTCCCAATCCAATTATTACAAACGCTCCTTTCGCTCCTTTTTGTTGAGCTGTGGTAACTGCCTTTTGTGTGGCTTGGCGGGTGTCCTCTTGTGCCTGAGCAGATCCCGTTCCTTCAAATCCTCCTTCAATCTGCACATCCCCTTTGGAAGTTACATAAAACCAACTCGCCCTTAAATTGCCCCAATGAACAGGGATCATTGGTTCAGCTGCTCGGTGGATTACAATAGCCCCTCTTATCAATCCTTTCAATGAACGTCCTTCTATCTTTTGAATCTCCTTGTTGAGATTTTCCTTGACCTCTTTTAATCCTTCTAATCTGAAACCTGTCCTTTGTTTTGCCATTATAAATAAGCCTTTTTTACAAATTCATCTTTGGAGCGAAATAATGGAATTCTATCAAATCTTATTATTTCATATGTATTTGAAATCATAGTTGGCAAAATATTTTCAAATTGACTTTCTCCTGTTTCTTCTAATAATTGTTCCTTACTGCCTAACCAAACGATTCCTTCCGTACTTAAATCATCCGTTACTAATAATTCTGCTTTGCTTACTCTTTCTTTCCCATCCTTGTCCGTTACTATCTCCGTTGTATCATCCCAACGAACCTTTATTTCCACAGGATCTGAATAAGTCATTCCCCCATATCCATCAGGTTCTGGATTACCCCAGTAAACTGCAGGTTGAACACAAACACTCTCTATGAATTTCAATATACCCATTTCTTAACTCTTTATTGCCTTGATAAATGCCGTTCCCCCTGAAACCAATGCTTGTAACGTTCTTGACGTGTCTAATGAAATCGCCATCTGTCCATAACTCGTAGAACTCAACCCAACTCCCCATTCACCTGAATATTCAATTTTAGCTCCACCAGCCTCTTCCTTTTTACTCTGCCTTTCCCTGGTAGACGCTATCATATGAGCCGCAACCCAGCGTTCAATCTCTGCCAATAACGAAGCTCCTAACCCCTTACCTACCAATGTACTGTTAATCATCGCGTTGGCTCCTTCAATATAACTATTGATTTCATTGGATTCCAGATCTGTTTCAATTATTTTTTTGAGTTTTTCTTCAGTTGTCCTCATTTTGTTTAACCCCCTTTAATATTTTACGACCTTTCCATAAGACAGGTTCAATTCTGCTTATCATATCATTCCTCCATCCTAATCCTAACCATTCTACTGTTTCATACATTTGAGCATAATCTCCTTCCACCATTCGCTCTGGCCAAATCACCTTGCAGTTCAATCCACTTTCAATCATTTCCACGAATCTTCTCTCATGCCAATGTACCCACCATCTCCAAGCCTCTTTTTCATTTTCTACTCCTACAGCTCTTTGGAACTCTTCATTTTGAAACGCTGTCATATAACCAGTTTTCATACAGGAATTAATTACATCCCCCGACCTCCGTCTTACAATAATCCACTTGGCATTGGGAAATATATGGTTCCAAGCCTCCCAAACCTGCCCGAGTCTGTGATCCTTATATATTAAGGGTTTAGTTCCATCATACCCTTGATCTTTTATCGCCGAATGTATTACAGCCTCCCAGTTATTAGGAATTATAAATCCATCCGGCAAAGGGTATTGCCCGGCTTTGGGAATGTTTAATATATCTCTATAATATACATCCATCAACTCCCTCAATCTATTATTCTCATACATATTATTACACTCACCACCCCAAGCACCTGCCATCTGAATTATTCTTGCAACCAAGGATGCCCCTGACCTCTGTATCCCTGTTATGAAAATTGGTTGTTTCATAGGTTATTGTATATTTTATATTCATTCACGTAATTTCTTACCCATTCCACTTGCTCAGCGGCTTTCCAAATTCTTGGCTTGCCATGGAAACAAATCA